TCCCATAAAACCTGTAAAACAAAATTTTAATGTAGATATTGACATAATAGATTATCAAACTAGATCATTACACGATTATATTAAAACAGGAATTCATGTTAAAAATTTGAGTGTTAAAATGAGGGACAAATGCGATCCTGATAAGTATTGTACATTTGAATTCCCGAACTCTTATTTAGTTTCAGAAAATGTGAGTGTTGATTCTCAAAATAATACTAAAGCAAAGCTTTCTTACGAATGTCTTACTATTGATAAACCGATAATTAATTATTATGGGTTTCCAGATGGGAGTTAAATATGTCCAGGTATATAGAATATCAAGAATGCGAAGTAGAGATAGGCGGCAAAAAAGTATTAGCTCAGAGTGCAGCAATATCAATCAATGCAAATATAGAGGCTAATAGAGCATATGGTGGCGACTTTAGATATGGACAACATTACTCAGCATCTTCTGTAGAAACTGCAACATTAGATTTAGAATACTATATAGTAGATGCTGGAAAAGATCATATTGAACAATTTACTGGACAAAAATATGCTGATGGAAAATTTTGTGGAATTGAGTTTTCTGGAGCTGGGTTAACAAGTTATTCAGTTTCTATGAAACCATTTGAAGTTGTAAAATACAAGGCAACTTTCACAATCTATAGCGGTTATGATCAACGGTCAAATGGTGCGGAAGGAGTAGCGGACCCAAGCATAGGAAGAGATGAGTTTTACGAAAAATTTGCAAATGGAGCATATTCAGAATTAATTAATTTTAATAAAGAAAATATAGGATTAGATTTTCCTAGTTCAATTGATTATTCTGTATCTTGTCAAAGAGTTCCTAAATATATTATAGGAGACAGGTATCCAAGGTCTGTAGCCTTAAGTAAAGTTGAAAGGAAAATGAGCATAGCTGGAGAAAATATTGGGTCAATCATAAGTTTTTCTGGTAAAGACTTTGCGACCGTAAAACTTTCCCCGAAAAATATAGACAAAGCGGCAAGAGGTCAAGATGTAACTTGTAATGGAATAATAACAAGCCAATCTTTAAGTGTAAGCGCTGAAGGAGTGTTAGCTGGAACTATAGGAATATACGAAAGCTTGAGATGAATGTTTTTGATCCAAGACATGTTTGGGGAAATTTTGAAACCCAAAAGAAATTTTTCAGAAGTCAAGATAATTCAAACTATACATCTTATGCAGATTTTATCGCTAATTCAAAGATTGATTCTGAATTAAAAGAATTTAAATACTATAAACCATTTAATTTTGTTCCATCATACGGATCATCAGTTACTGTGCAATTCGAAAATAACGAAATTGAATACGGAAACAAATATGTAAGCTCTAAACCAGCTCTTCTAAATAGAGTAGCAATGTCTTTTGATGTAAATTTTAACGACAGGAGCGATAAAGATGCAAACGAAATTATAAAATTTCTAGAGGAAAATGAAAATGATGTTTTTGTAATGCAAAAACATGAATACAGCGAGCTTAATGATGATGAAAAATTTAAGTCTTTAATTTCATTAGATCCTTATTTCGTTCAAGAATTTAAATGCTTTCAATTTTCTTTAACAGAAAGTTACAGAGATTTAAATTCAATAACAGCTAATTTCTATAATCAAGACTTTTCGATGCTAACCTTAAAATATTTATTGTTTGCTAATTCAATGTCAGAAAAGAGAAAAAATATTTTTCAAGAGTATTTTTATAAAAAACATTTAGATATATTGCCCTCATATAGTGTTAATAGTAATTCAACTTTTCACACAAAAGATTACTCGTTGGGTAACTCTAGGTCAGAGTATAGTAAAGATGGTACATTTAGTAGAACAGACGAAATAAGTATTACTTATGAAAAAATGACAGATCTAGATGCATATAAAATTTTATGCTTAATTATTGGTAGACAAGGGATTGAGACATTTACATTTAACACAATTAAACCAGAGTTAAGAACATCAAAATTTACATGCACATCAATTAAACACGACTATGTATACAAAGATACAAACACTTTGCAGTTGAACTTAAAAGAAGAGAAAATTAAAAAAAATTTTAATATTTAAAAAAAATATAGTAAAATATTGTTATGGCATTTTATAAAGGAGAACATATAAATCAAGAAATTTTTTCAAACAACCAAACTTCAATGATTGATCTATGGGAAATTTCAAGAATTGGAAATAGTGAAGATGTAATCAGGTTTCATGGTGGGGTAATTAATGTAACAGATAGCCTTAAGTTCAATAACAAGGAATACTTTTATCTACCTTTTGAGGTCTCTGACCTTAGCACAAGATCAGACGGAGGCTTATCTAGACCTACAATTAAATTAATTAATTTTCAAGGCATATTATCAAGATATATAAAAGACAAGGACGACTTGGTTAAAGCCGAAATAACTAGAACTAAAACTTTTGTAAGATTTTTAGATAAAGAAAATTTTTTAAACTATGATGCAGACATAGATCACTGGAAATCTATGGGTATAGATCCTGATCCAAATGCTACATTGAGACCAGACAAGTGGATAATTAACCAAAAACTTACAGAAAATAAATTTTTTGTAGAATTTGAATTATCAAATGCTCTTGATTTTGAAAATGTTTCAGTTCCAAGAAGAGTTATATTAAATAATTATTGCTGGTGGAAATATAGAGGTAAAGGATGCGGCTATAATGGAGGGCCAATATCTGATTCTAATAATGTAGGATTTGTTATAGATGGAATCACAAACAAGGGGCTTTGGGAAGCTGGGGTAGATTATAAATTAAAAGATGTTGTAACTATTCAAGTGGACGATCAGGGTATAGAAAGTAGCCCAAGAAATGTAGTATACTATTGTATAGTTGCTCACACATCTAGCTCAAAAAACAAGCCATCAATAAATACTGAGTATTGGGCTAGGGATGCTTGTAATAAAAAAATATCTGGATGTAAATTAAGATTTCCAGATGCGGACTTCTTACCATACGGAGGCTTTCCAGGTAGTAGATTGTTTTAATATGATTCATAAACAAATAGCAGAAATATGCGAAAATCTCCCACAGGAAGAAAGTTGTGGATTTTTGCTATATAAACAAAAAAAATTTTTTGTTAAACAATGTGAAAATAAAGCGGAAGATAAGGCTAGATATTTCAAAATTGATCCATTTGATTATGTAAATGCATTTAAAAAATACAAAATATTAATGTGTTATCATTCTCACGTTTTAGGTGATGAATCCCCTTCCGATTATGATATAAAATATTCAGAAGAAATGCTTATGCCTTTATACATATATAGTACAGTAACAAAAAAATATAAAATACATTATCCACAAAAGCTTAGAATGTATAAGAATCTGAAATTACTAACAGAAAGCAAGGTTAAGTTGTGTATATTATAATAGGTTTAAGGTTGTTATGGTAAATGTTTTTTTACATGGTAAATTGGGTCAGAAATTTGGCAAAGAATGGAAACTTGATATAAGTAGTCCGCTTGAAGCTATTAAAGCTATTGATGCGAACAAAGAAGGATTCCTTGGGTATTTACTAAAAAAGAGTCAAGAGCAAACTAAATATATGGTTTTCGTTGATAAGAAACCATTAAGAAGTCAAGATGAATTAAAAATTCAAGTGAATAAAGAAGCCGAAAATATTCACTTTTTTATGGTCCCACAGGGTGGAATAGGAATGATACTTGGTGGACTTTTGGGAATGTTTGGAGGCTGGGGTGCGGGTGCTTTAGGATCAAGCATAGGTGGATTTTGGGGAGGACTATTAAGCTGGGGTGGAAATTTATTATTCGAAATAGGTGGGGCTGTATTAATGCAAGGATTAATGGATAAACTAGTGAAGGAGCCTGATCCACCAGAAATGGAAGATAGTGCTCCTAAGATGAAAAGCACATCATCATTTACTTTTTCCAGACCCATAAATAATATAACACAAGGAGCTAGAGTCCCAGTTGGTTATGGAAGATTAAGAGTTGGTAGCACTGTAATATCATCATCCGTAATGAATTGCAGATTAAATGCATTTGATTACTTAAATGCAACAATAAAGAAGCCAGATGGATCTCTGGAAGGAGCGGTCATTGTTGATCAGTATACTGAAAGTTAAGTAAATTATGTATAACCTAGTATGTTACGCTTCTAATACTACACCCAGATTGTTCAGAAGAACAATAACTGGAGACGGTTTTGGTGGAAAATTTCTAGCTGTATCTAAAGAAGATAAAGAAAAACTACAATCCACAGCATTTATGAAAATGCTGGATGTTGTATCTGAAGGCCCAATTGAAGGGTTTTGTGATGCAACTGGAGGTTTAGTTCAGGGGGCTGGAATATTAAAGGGGATTTATCTAAACGATACACCCGTACAATTAACAACATCAGACACCTCTCAAGCTGGAATTTATAATTTTAGAAATATATCAGTAGCATGGAAAAGAGGAGAGCTAGATCAAACTCCTTTTTATGTCAACCAGGGAGAAAGTGGAGAAACTGAAGATGACAACTTTTATTGGTTAGAAGATTTTTCTTATGCATCTCAAACTATAGGAAAAAATGTTCCGTTAGGAAATCAAGTTGAACTAGAAGAGAATGACGATGGCCAGGGAAAAAGAATAACTAGTCAAACAACACACTCAGTAATGGATGAAGATGTTGACTGGCTTGGGGTTACATTAAATGTAGATCAATGTTACACCATAGATAAAGCTGGAGAGCAACAGCCCAATAAAGGTAAAGTTATGATATGGGGAGACATAACTGGCATTACACATCGAAGCCTAGATGATGGCGTGATCGAAGAAATTATACCTGATGGGTTAAACGACTACAATGTTCTTGTTGATATTCAAGGCTTATCTTTATCTCAATACAAAGAAGATATTTGGTTGAAATTAATTGACCCGAAAGATCTCTCTGGACCTAGACCAAGACAGATTTACATAAGAAATGTAACAGCTCAGTCATACAATTTTAAAAGTAAATTTTCAGTAACACTTGACTCAGTTACAGAAATAGTAGACAGGAACTTTAATTACCCAGGCTCTGCTATGATTGCATCATTAGTTAATGCAGAGAACTTTGGAAATGCTCCAACTAGGTCTTTTGACATGAAACTAAAAAGGGTAAAGGTTCCCAGTAATTATGTTGAAAAATTGGAGAATGAAAAAGGGCCAACAAATTTAAGGGCATATACAAGTAGTTATGGGTCAAAGGGTAGTTCGCATACAAGCGAAGAAAGACACGAAGGAGTTTGGGATGGGACATTTAAAGAAGAATTAGAATGGACCGATAATCCAGCTTGGATTTTGTACGATATATTGACCAATGATATTTATGGTTTAGGAGAATACATAAGAGATGTTAATTTAGACAAATGGGAATTATTTAAAATTGCCAAATATTGCGACGAACTAGTTCCAACATCAATACCAGTTGACAACTCATTTAAAAAAGAGCGGAGATTTAGTTGCAACCTTTTGCTTCAAAATCCAGCAGATGCATACAAAACTGTAAATGAGATTTGTTCGATTTTTAGAGGTATAGCATATTTCAATAATTTGGAGATTTTTATCTCCATGAATGCTCTTAAAAATTCAATATTTAAATTCAGCAATGATTCTGTATTAGAAGGAAATTTTAGTTATGCAGGAGCTCCAAGGCAGTCAAAATTTACAGCTGTAAAAGTAGCTTACAAGGATAAAGAAGATTCATTTTTAACTAAATACGAATACGTAGAAGATCCCGAAGGCATCACAAGATACGGCTGGAATCTAAAAGAAGTAACGGCTGTCGGCTGTACTTCTCGAGATCAAGCATTAAGGACTGCTAGGTGGATTTTATTAACTTCAGTACTCGAGGAAGAAACTGTAAGTTTTACAACAGACAGTCAAGCAGAACATATAGAACCAGGGCACATTTTTACAATATATGATGAGTTAAGAAATGGATTTAAAGTAGGGGGGAGAGTATTAGAAGTGGTCGATGATAATCCTACCCCTAGTAAAAATTATGTTTTTATAGATCAAAAATTAGATTTAACAAAAAAATACACAAGCATAAGCTTTTTAATCCCTGATGAAGATGTTAATCTAAATGAATCTGAACATTATATTGAATTTATACATAGAAACGGACAGCATCAAGGTGCGTCCGATGGAGGGCAAAGAGATGCTGAAATAATTCCAATAAACTCAGAAACATCTGCAAATACAAATTTAAACAATTATTTTGAAGTAACTACATCTGGAACTAAAATATTAACTCATCAAAACGAAGATTTAATTCAAAGAATTCCAAAAGAAATAAGCTTTATAAGTTCTTCAGCTGGATACAAAACATTCAATGATTATTTTCTTGCTACAAATGTTTTAGCTGGAATGCCTAGAGGAGATGAAAGAAAATCAGTATCAACTAAACTAAAGGAAGGAGCCTTGTATATATTGCATGGAGAAGAAGCTGATGGGTCTACAGAAGCTTTTGATTCTAAAGAATATCAATTGTTAGGTAAAACAGAAAATCAGGATGGAACATATTCTATGATTGCAATGGAATATAATAGGGAAAAATTTAGCCAAACTGACTCTTTATCAACAATATATACAGCCAGGACAGTTCCATACGACCCGACTCCAGCAAATAGACCATCAGCTGGAGGTGGACCTTTACCTCAATTTGATGACGATCCCGACGATAATACTCAAGTACAAAACTTAGGAGCTCCAGAAAAAAATACTATTGAAGTTATAATTGCTGCGACTGGATATGTAAATTCAGAAGGGGTTACTAGATCGAGAGCAAATTACTTCATACATAATTTAGAGGAGAATGAAGATTACTATAATCCAGATGTAACAAATTTTGGAAATTACTTCATGCGAGTGCAAAGAATCACTGAAGAGTACTACAGAAGTCTCGTGGTGACAAAAATGGGTAACAATGATACAAATTTATTACAAAATAATGAATGGAAGGTTCCTGGTCTCAAACAAAAATGTGGATCAAATAAGATTTTATGGGATCTTAGTTTGGGTGCAGATCGAGACAAAGCTAGAGTTGGAGGAAGTAATAATTTAACAGTTAGTCTGCCAAACTATAAAGATTCTAAATTTACTCCATTTCTTGAAGTTGCTCACCCGAGATATGAATCTGAATTTGATGATTTAGCAATAGATGGTTGTGCAATATTTGATGCAGATGCATATGAAGCTAGAGTAACTGGTGCGGTATCTGGAGAATTTGAACTCCCTGATTCAAACGGTTATTACGAATTGAGATGGTCTGAGGCTAACGATTTTGGAAGATCAGAGGAAAAAGTAATGTTTTTCAGGGGAGAGCCTGACTTAATACCTCCCGACCCACCCGACCACTTTAATGTATCTCTAAACCCATTATTTCCGAATAACTTAAGCTTTAGATGGGAAAATGAATCTCCAGATAGAGAGTTAGATTTAATAGGATTTAGATTATATACTGGATGGGTAGGAGGAGAAGTTCCAGAATTTGAAAATACAAATTTAGGAGAAGAAGGGGCTGGGGGTTACAACGAATACAGATTACCTAAAATAGGATCTTCCTTTACAGAAGTTGTAGGTAAATATGCATCCCATACCGTTTATGAAGCAGATACAAGTAGAGGGTCTTTTGCTGATTTAAATGGAAATCCTTTAGGTATAGGAACGAATGCTATGTTCCATATAAGAGCATTTGATGTAGCAGGAAATTTTAGTGATCCAAGAAATAGTAATTTAATTAGTTTATTTGATGTGGCTGTAGCTCCAGACTTATATCTTTCTGGAGAAATAAGAGAAGAAGGTAAAGGAACTGATACATATAGGCAGTCTCCAATACTTCATGCATTTTACTCAGGACAATTTCACAACGACAAAAGTTTTAAAAAATATTTTCTAAAAATTAATGATGAAACCTTTGGAGTGTCCAATCACTCAATAAATATTTTTCAGGAAGATATAAAAACTGCACCAGCACAATATGAAGCTGGTGCATCTGGTCATCTTGAAATAAGAGAAGTAACAGCCAACACAGAATATTTCGGAAAATTATCGGCTTTCACATCAGAAAACAGAGAATCCTTAGTGGCAACTTCTACTGCAAAAATAGGTAAAGATAATTTTGCTCCACTAAAAATTAAAAACTTTGAAATTAGAAAACAGTTTTCTGACTTTGAATTTTCCTGGGATCCTCCTCCAGAGGCGGATTGTAATAGAGTCCTACTTTATACTGGAGTAGGTAAAGATAATTTTGGAGAAGTTACTGTAGATCAAAATAAAATCATCGAAATTGCAAAAAATAAAAATGGATTAATTGCTTCGGTAAATAAAGACGATAGACCAGTATTTCCTATATCTAGATTTGACGATGTAATACAGTACAAAAATGCTGCAACTACATATCCATTTCACATTCTTCCAGTAGATACTTCTGATAATACAGGAGTTTATACAGATGCAGAATTTAAAACGGTGGACATGTCTCCTCCTGTTCTACACACTAGTGGAACAGTAAATGAAGCAGGTCAAGGATTAGTTCATGTTTTTTACTCTGGAGTAGCTCAAGATGATAGTACTTTTCAATACTATCTTACCGAATATAAAGATATTAATTCTTTCGATATTAAGACCTTCCAAGGGAAGGACAAAGCTGCTTATAATGATAGCGATACTTATGGAGGATCAGGGCATTTTGTATTTGAGGCAAATGGAAATACATTTTACGATGTAAAAACTAGAATAGTTTTAAGTAAAAATGAAACTGATTGGGCTACTGATACAATTTTAAGCAATGAAATTTATGATGTTGTATCAGATCATGTTTATGTACCAAGAGATTCCAAACCTCCAGGAAAATTAGAAAGATTCAGGGTCAGTAAAGAGTGGTCGAATTTTAGATTCTCTTGGGATGAACCTAAAGAAAATGATGTAGTAAAAGTTTTACTCTATACTGGAATTGGTAAAGAAAATTTTGATTTTACAGTAGAAGAAGAACAGTCAACCACAAAAATAGAGGATCTCCCAATAGATTACTCGAGTCCCTTTGCTTCAGTTCTTCCTGATGATGCACCCTCTTTTGCAATAGATAAATTTAATAAACCTGGTTCAGAATCATACGAAAACACAAAATGGTATTTTCATGCATTGGCCGTAGATAGCTCTAATAATACAGGAATGTATGTGGATACATCATTTGAATATGTTAATTTAGATGGTCCAGTAGTTCATACCAGTGGAGAAATAACATCAGATGGCAGGTCTGTAATACATGTATTTTATTCAGGACAGGAACAAAACGACGATTCTTTTAGATATTATTTCACGGAGTATCAGAATGTTGAGGAGATGACTTTATTGGGTCAAAGAGATTCAACTAAAGCCTTTCATAACCCTGGGGTTCTTGGAGAAGGTTCGGGGCATTATATTTTTGAAGCTAAAGGAGATAGTTATTATGAAGTAAGAGTCAAATCTGTTTTTGATATTTTTCAATCAAATTGGGCTGATGATACAATACTGACAAATAAATATTATGATATAAAACCTGGATATGAGGACTATATATATGCTGCTCCAGATAACATCCCACCTGGTACACCAACTTGGATTTCTTCTCAAAAAAATGGAAATAATATATTTTTAAGCTGGGAAAATCCAGGTGACCATGATTTAGAGCATATACATTTATATACTGGAACTGATATAGCTACAGTTTCAGAAGATGGATACTCTTTTTCAGACCAAAAAAAGGTTGCTATTCATCAATCGACGATAGCAATTTCGGATATAATTCCATTAAAAGATTTTTCTGCAAATGCGGGTAAGAAATTTTATTTTTGGCTTCAAGCTGAAGACACATCGAACAATAAAGGAAAGATAAGCGAAAGAAGATTAGTGGATGTAGGAAGAACAGAAGCTTTATTTAGAGACGAAGTAAGATGCACTACTGGAATAATTAATGACGATGGGGGTGATGGAACATCTTATGCATTTATAAATTATTTAATAAATGATGATCCGCTCAATAGGCAACATTTATCTTATACTATACAACTATCAAAAAGACCAAGCTTTAACCCATTAATAGGAACACAAGAAATTCCTGTACAATATAGTGACGATGATGATGATTTAAAGGTAAGATATCCTGGCAGGAATATTGGAAGCGGAATCTTTAGTAATTTAGAAGCTAATCAAACATATTATTTAAGAGCAAGAATCAATGAGCATGACGGAAAGCAAAGCCAGTGGACTTTGTCTTACGATAATCCAATAAAAACTCCAAAAGATTCAACTCTCCCAAAAATTCCAAATAACTTTAATATAATTTCAGGACCAAAGCAAATATTCTTGGAATGGGATTGGGATCAAGGCATATCAAAAGATACTGATAGTATATTGGTTTATAAGACAGGAATACCGACAGGTATAGTAAAAGAAGATTCTGTTGAGCCTACTTTAGCAAACCCAAACACTAACTGCTGGAAGATGTCTCATATTAGCGGTTATTTCTTTAATAATCCAGAATTATATACATACAAACTTTCAGCATCGACATCATATATTGATAATGATGTAGAAACAGGTATTAATGGAGAAAGTATATATTATTTTTATTTTCTAAGAACTATAGATAAGTCAGAAAATTTGAGTAAGCAGTTTGTGTCTGGAATATCTAGGGATGTCCATAATTACTATCCAGTCAATAAAGCTAAAACTATATTTTCAAACGAAGCTAATTTAGCATTCGGACAAACTCCTCACACTCAAGGATATGTAACTGGAGGAGCTATTAGTGCAGATTACATATCTAATATATATGCAAGCAGAATTTTAACTGATAGAATAACTGCAGCAGATTTTATATTATCACACCCAAGCGGAAGAGTTTTGAGTGATAATGTATTTACAAGAGCTGTAGAAACTCCACAATATGCATATTCAATAGGAAAGGGTGTATACTTAGACCATAAAATGTTCAGAATAGGTGACCCTTCTCCAGGAGGGTACGGATTATTCTGGACTGGTCATAAAGAATATTCTGATTCAGATTTTACAAAACCTACATTCTCAAAAGACCCAGATGGTTTTCATGCCATAGATATAGACCCAAACACTTTAGAGATTAGAGGAAATTTAACTGCTGGAACTATTGAAATTGGAGCAAGTAGAACTTCGGCTTTTAATGTTGACTCAGAAGGAAACTTAACAATCGGAAACCAAACAAAAGAAATCTCTGGGTTCTTTAAGGGAGAGCTTGGTGTTAGTGGTGTTTTTGGGGAAAAATATGAGGGATACGATTACGATGATCAATATTCTTCTGTATTTGTACAAATTGAAACTGATCATTTAACTGCCATAGAAAAAGCGGCTATAAGGCCAGGAGTATATCTAGAAACAAACTGGAAAAGAGGTCCTCTTTATTATGGCTGGGAGATAGCTCAAGTAGAATCATTTAACCAAAGTAATGGTATATTGAAACTTGAACTTCCTGGTTTAGAATACAACGGTTTTGATTTTTATAATTTATTTGGAAATGCATACGGATTAAGTGGAGTTACTACCACAGGATCAAGAGATTGGGATTCAAATAATGTACCAGCCGTTAGAGATTACTGGAGAATACATGATGCTAAATTTAAAGTCACTAAAGACGGGTCTTTATTCGCTGCAGATGCAAAAATTTTAGGAACTGCAAAAGCAGATGCACTAGAAGTTGGACAAACAATTGTTCTAGGAGACACTTACAATAGTTACAGTAGTGTAATTCAAAGTTATAATTTTGATGATGATTTTAATCCTTGTGACCCAACAGAAGATGCTCGAGGTTGGAAGATTGTAGGTGATGGAACAGCATACTTTAAAAGTATTGACATTCGTTCGGGTTTACTTAGCGGGTCCATGGGATTAATTATAGGAAATGGATGTTACGATAATGCATTTTTTAGGGTAACAAGTAAAGGTGATATATCTATAGGAAGAAGCTTAGTTTATCACAATAACCCATTCTATGTTTCCAGAGAAGGAAATTTATTTGCTCAAGATGCTGAATTTAGAGGAGATTTGAATATTTCTGGTAGAGTAGATGTTGGAGATGGAATGAGATTTGGTAGCCATGTTACTAGAGACAGATTCGGAAGAGTAATTAGTGCTACAGATGAAGATGGAATTTTAATCAATAGATTTGGATTGCAGTCTACTAATTTTCAGCATGGATCCGACAAAGGGTTCCAGTTAACACAAAATGGTAAAGCAATTTTACATAATTTAGCCGTAACTGGAGGCTGGATAAGTGGCGCAAATCTATTGATTGGAAGAGGTTCCAGAGACAACCCATGGTTTAAAGCATTTTCCAATGGAGATATAAGTTTAGGAGATTATGCAGGAGCCAAATGGACTACAAATGGATCTTTAAGTACAGCTGCAACAGCTCCAAGCAAGAATCACCCATTTTTTGTATCTCGGAAAGGAACTCTTAAAACTAAGGATGCTTACATCATAGGTGATGTTGGCATATCTGGCAATGTAGATGTTGGAGATGGTATAAGATTTGGGTCTCGGGTAAATAGAGACCCATATGGAAATGTTACATCAGTAACTAAAGATACAAATGGTATACTTATAAACAGCAGCGCAATGCGTTCTATAAACTATCAAAGCGTTTGGGATGGTACTACAAAGAGTTTTTATTTGGGCGCTGATGGAGAAACAATACTAAGCGATCTTGTAGTTAGAGGAGGAAACATTAGTGGGGTCAAAATGATGATAGGTAAAGGAACATCAAGCGAACCTTGGTTAAAAGTTTGGGATGATGGAGAAATCAGCATAGGATCTTATGGATATAGTAATAGAAATAGAGCTCCTAAAAACACGGATCCATTTTATGTAGACAAACAAGGCTCTATGTGGGCTCAAAATGCATTTGTAAAAGGAACAATCACTGGAAGATACGGAAGAGTGGGCAGTTTGATCATGGATCCAGACTGGTTATCAACATCTCACCCTGATTATGATGTACCAAGAACTAGCAACAATTTACAAACTGTAGCTGCTGGAGCGCATAATGCAAGTACAAATCCATATAGGGTTGGTTGGTATATAAATTCAGAAGGGCATTTTTCTGTGGTAAATGAAGCTGGAAAACTTTTTGGATGGGCAGGTGAAAATCAATATTTAACAGTAACTGGTTTAGCGAGCAGCTCTAAAGATAATGCAATATATGAAACTACCAGACATCCCTCAAATTACGATCCGCCAGACCCTAATACATATGGTAAAGGATTCCTTCTTCAGGGAGAACACATGGGTGGATGGATATCTAATTTTAGAACAGACCCAAAAAGTGCTTGGGGTATAGCAAATCAAGTTATTACTTGCATACATGGAGATATTAGATTACCCGTTTTAAATGATTTATATACAATAATATCAAATAGTCCTATAGGATACTTTGTTTCAGGTATATATCTAGAGACTGATGTGGACAATGCCACTGTTAGGTTTACTAAAAACGATCCTCAAGCAGCTGTGCCAAGTATATTGGGGCCTGAAAATAAATATGGAAACTTCACGGCTACAAAAGCTGGTTATTATACAACCTTGAGTAATACAAATAAAATAGAACCAGGAGCAAACAAAGATTCATATCTAGTTGCTAAACCAACATCCGTGGGAAGTAATACCAGCATAAGATTCAGGATAGATTTATATAGACAGGGCAGTTATACGAAAAACACTGCAGATGCATCTTGGTAATTTTTAATAAAATTACTTTAAGAATAAATAAAAAAAACATAATATAATGTATTATGAATATTAAGGAATTAGATGTTGTAAATATTAAAGCTTTTTTGTACGAACTAAATAAAGAAAAAGAAAATATAGAAAAAAATATAGAAATTCTCGAAAAGGAACTAGATCTTCGATCTGAGATAGAAAAAAAGTCAAAAGATAGTAAAGAAAAAGAGGTTGAGGGATAAATTCAAGATATGCCATTTGACCAAATATATTGGAATAATTACGGTGCAATAGCAGATATAGCTGAGCTGGGCCATTTTGTAAAAAGTTCAGCTCACGATGTGAGATTTGGCCAAACAAAAACTGAAGATAGTCATTCTGTTTTTAGCTTTGCGGGAGAGCGTAGAGATAGAATTATGGAGTTCTATAATCTATATTATTATGATGGTAGAAATCCATATAATGAAAGAAATAGGGAAGAAATATATAAAGTTTTTTATGATCCAAGTTTCGATGGATATGATCAAAATGATCCAAGTAGATCGAGGTATGCAATGGGATCAGAGCAGCCTTATGTATTTGGCTGGCCTGACATGGAAAGTTACGAAAATCAAGTAGCCACAAATACTTTTTACGGAAACACGGTAAATAATATGACCGTAGATGATATAGAAAATGTTTATACACAAAAAAGAAATTACTCAAGAAAGATAAACCCAGATGATGGTAGTGTATTAAATGAGGGAACAAGTTCGCACTCTACACTTTCTGATGATTTATTTCAAGCGCAAAACAGAGAGAGCTGTCATTGGCTGTCAAATACTGCTCATGCTCATACAGTAGAAAATCCTTTCATAGGAATACATAAAGACAATCCAATCACCGTAACAGCAGATAAAAATTTTTTAGGATATGCTTTAGTTTTAAAAAGAAAAAGATATAACTATTGGGAGAGAAATTTAAGATTAGTACATCCAAATGGTTACTCAGCAATTGATCCAAGACCATTTAAACAACACAAAACCGATTACAGAAGAGTATTTCTTGGTTCCTGGAATCAATATCATGAACAAGTGGGTGATGCATCATGGAATCAAACTAACTGGTATCATGTAAAAAGAGCGGGTTATACATGGACAATAGGAGTAAATTGGGATAAATATAGAAGAACCAAAGATAATGCAAATTTTAGAATAAAAGTTCCAGATTCAGATGGATATTATCCTTATGAAGATGAATGGACTCCGACATTCAACACTAATGTAGACTGCTTTACAGGAGGAGGAGGGGATGGAAATGGATACTTTGATGTTGAAGCATATGTAGATGGAGAAGGAAACCAAATATATTATTCCTCTGACGAAGCAATAGAGTACAATGAAGGATATAATTATCCAAGCAATATGAGCAAATGCACTGAGTTTAAAATGATATGGGTGGAATACCCCTCGGATTGCCCAGGAAGTTTTATTGATTACGATTCAGACGGTTCTACTGTTTTATTTGATGACAACTTGTGTTCGGAATTTGCTTTGTTCGATGAATCAGCAGGTGATTACCATGATAAAATATGGGAAGATTTAGATACATTATCTAACGATTCTTCCTTGGAGAGTGACATAGATTATTCGATTTATTCAAATAGTATATATGGTGGTCCTAATATAATGTTTATGTATTATCCAGACCAAGGAGGATGTCCTTGGAATATTGTTCAATTGTATACAAAATACTGGTGGCAACACAGAGGGGGGTATTGCATGAAGAAAAAATCTCTAGATGATGCGGGCGTAGAGAGCATTAAACCAGTAGCATATGGCTACCAACAATCAACATGGGAGTTTATTTACACAACAGCAAGAAGACAAAACCAAGGCCTTGGATGCTATTTAAAAACAGTAAGAAGTTGCAATAGCAATGAGAACGACCCTACTGGATTAAATTGGTGGGGATATACAGATGCTAAAATGAATTTTTGCACTAATTTAATTGCAGATTCTGAATTTTATGATTGGATGGATGGATGTTATTGGACAGTAGACCACTGGATGTTCAGTTCAAATAGATCATCAGCACCATCAAATTTTAATACAATAAAAGATAGCGGAAATAAAATTTTAACAGATAAATGGTTTTTCAGACAACCTGGAACTGCAGGAAGCTCTTATGATGGTTTATTTGAAAATTCAACAAATCCAGTATACCTAAAAATAGGAAGACCATTGGATGCGAATAATACAAATGGCTTTTCAAATATAAATGGTACTTTTCCATTTGGAGCAGTTGGAGAACAATATATAGAAAGTAATAGCTCTAATGCTGTTGGTGAAAGATTTTGGGATGTAGATAACTATGATATGGTACAGCGAAGTGGAGCTGCATGGCTACAATATAATATGTTTTTTACAAGAATGCCAAAAATTGGTCATGCTGCCCCTCAGCCATTAAGCACTACCACACAAAATAATAATCATTTAGGAAATTTCTCTGTAGTAGATATTCATGAAGCTAGGCACATAGAAAGTTATGTACAGCCTTATATTTATCAACAAGATTTTACAGATGGATACCCAAGAGCTCATCCATATTCTATTTATTGGACATCTTTCTTTCAAGTCACAGACAATGATGACCTTCCAATGTTTCCAGAAGATTATTTTCATGAAGGAGAAACTTTAGCCAAGCATAAATGGGTAAGCGATCATGCTTGGTGGGAAGGTGATTCGTTTTTTGGAGATTATTTAGGTCTTCTTGGGGACACTCATAGAGCATACAAAAATTCAGAAGGGAAGTATGAAATTGAGAGAGTTTGGTGGAAAGATAGTATAGATGTTAAAGATGCGGCAATACATCCATCTTACAGTAAAAGGCAATTGACTGATACTGGTTCTATTTACTTAAAAAATATGACGATTAAAAAGAATGGTAATGTATTGCATGCATGGAAAGATACCATAGGAGAATGGATAGAACAACCTAGCTCGGAAATATATACAGATAGAAGTAGTAAAATAGTAGCAACCAATACATCAAGCAATAGAAAAGTGATAACATTTTCAAACATGTATTCTAATAATAATAATAGATGCAAAAGATATTTTGACACAAGTTTTCAAATAAAATTTGGGAATAGTACTACATGGCATGAAATTTCTGCAGTCAATAATGGTAATATTGTTTTGACTACAAGCCCGAACTCACTAAGTAATTCTTCTTTTACATTAAGAATACCAAGGGGCTCCCCAAATGAAGATTATACATGGGGAAATTACAAACTTTCAAATTTTGATGGAGATAATTATACGTTAAATAGAGCTTGGCAATTGGGAAATCAAAATGATGTAACCTGGTTTGAGTTATTTATATCAACGCCAGCTGAGACTGAAAAAAGTTTATATGAAATATTTAATACTTCCTGGTGGGGAGATCAATCATCGGGAGGAATAACAGGAAAACCAGACAGGCATCCATTTTTTTCTAATGAGCTTTCTGAATCTCTTCACATTAGAAATGGATTTACCAGCCTAGCATACTGGCAAGATTCTTACTGGAATAATAGAGCTGGACAATTTGGGCATGTCTCTTCAAAAGTCAAGGGTAATGTGAACTGGGATGTGGCAAGTTGGGTTAGTTATTGGGAGTGTGCTCATACAGTTTATGACGGCCCATGGAAATCTACAAACAATGGAGAGCCAGTAAATTATAATCTTGATTTTGGAGAGCCTGGGGATAGTGAATATTGGAAGGGTCCAAGAGGAGATGATGTTTACCCATATCAACAAGACTTTAATAAACCAAACTATAATCCTGTTGGTGGATGGATTCCTCCCACACCAATGGGAAAGGGAGATTATAGACATATTAGACCGCCCGCTGTGAATATGGCAAATTATGCAACAGTTCAAGCTAGCTCTGCAGGATGGTTTAGTAATTTAGATAATTTTACAATGGATCCAGGCATAGCTGCCCCCGTTAAAGACACTCAAGGAAATTCAGTTAATTTTAGAATTAATTCTTTTATATTTGGGGGAATGGATAAAGCTTCTGGAGCAATATGGCCTGGATATGGTTATGATCAATCAGTAAGATACTTAATAGGAGATTTAGATACGAATATAGAAAACAAAGCTGATTGGGCTAGTATGATGGTGGATGCATTTGGTATACCCGATACCAGCGGAAATGTTCCATTGATGCCATATCTAGACAGGCCATGGATGGCATTTTCCTCATTTAAAACTTTTCCCGCACTAACTGCATATTATCAAATAGGGCAAAGAACAAATTACGACACCGACATAGCTTCATTTAATATGACTTCATTAGAAAATGCTGGAAATAAAGGTAGTACTCTTGGAAATTTCTGGAAAGATAATAGTGCTGGAAAAGCATTAAGAAGATCTGCTGTAGAACCAGCGGAAAAATCTAGATTAGAAAAAAGTTTATTGAATGAATGGGTATTAGCATCCTATGGATACGATAATGATATAATGGGGTGGGGAAATAAAACAGCGGGAACAGAACCTCATTTTATAACTATTTTTGAGAGTAATGAGTTTATAAAAAAAGGAACTACATTTTCAGTATCTTTTCAACAGGCTGCTACAGCATTCAATAGAGAGTTAGAAAGAACTGCTGGAGGCTACAGTGAAATTGATGAGACTTTAGGTATGGGAAGAACAACTATAGATATAGATAGTTACGAACTTTACCTTTGTGCCATACCTTAACTACAGCTTCCAACCCCGCTACAATTGTGACCTGTTACTACCTTTTTGAATATAACATCATACTCAGTACAATACGGAGAAGTCCAATCAAAATATGAAGCGCCCAAATTGGTATTAGGGTGATTATGGGCTACACATTCTTTACCTGCTTCTTTCATTACATATTCTTCTGCAGCAGGCGAATTCGTTCCACAGGCATTCCTACAATACCACGAACTTGTTCCACCAAGTCCATTAGGTCCTGGAATATGTTTACTGTACCGACTGCAAGTTTTCGCCCAAGGCTGACATGGAGGGGGAGGCGGATTTGGTGGAGGATTAGGCGGTGGCGGAGCAGGTGGTGGAACATTAGGTGGTGGAACATTAGGCGGTGGAGTAGGAGGAGGAACAGGGGGAGGAGGACTAGGTGGAGGAACACTACAACCGCAGCCTGCTGGCCCATTACAATCTGCAACCATCATGTAGCCACAAAAGTCATTACCAGTCATGTCTTTTGAGTCACAACATTCTTGTCCAGCAGATGTACATTTTGATGGAACAGGAGTTTGTTGAGGGTGGTCTCCACAAGGATCACCATCTTCATATTCGCCCCCTTCTGTTGGGTGCCATACAGTAGCTTGTCCCTTCGTACATCTCATTCTCGTTTTATCAACACTTATTGAGTGATTAGATCTTCCAGGGAAAAATATATTTACATTTCCGCTGTCTGGTCCCGTAAGAGCTGACATCATTAGCGGCATAATAAATCTATTGTATCCAATTGGTTGAATTAATCGATTTAAAATAGCTTCAGCATAATGACTTCTATTTGGTTTTAAAATAGGAGTTTCTTTATCGACTCTACTCAAAGGATTTGAGTCTAATAAAGTATTAATTGAATTGATATCTATAGATCTTCCATGAGCATACATATTTTGCTCAAAAACAGTAAATCCAACACTGACTCTAGTTTGAATTCTCCTATTGACAAAATTAGTTTTTCCAGTTTTGTCTATTGTGGCCTCTTCTATTTCTGCAACATTTTGAGTATCGCTTATGGATGAAAAATCTACATTGTTTGCTATCCTAGCAGAATGCTGACTTACCCAGTCGTTAATAGTAGGTTTTTCATTAAATGCCCTCCTTACTCTTGTTCCATAATCTGGAAATGTTGCCATTTTACCTTTGTTTGCATTATATATTGCAGTTTCTATAGGTTGATCAAAAACAGTTACTGTTTTGGGGCTTCCGTTTTCTTCAGTAACTACATCAAAAGTAGTATTTATAGGATTACCCCTTATTATAGTTTGAAGAGATCTAAAACTGATATCACCTTCACCAGTATCGGTACTAACTATTACAGTAAGCATCAAAGTAACAACCTCACCAGGTTGAATATTTTTTACTTTTAAAATCGGAGAATCTCCTGTGTTTTTTAGAAATTCAAACTCAACAAAAGTTTCTTCAAACTTCGCTCTTTTAAAGTTGCTTTTCCATGTTTCTATATTCCAATTGTAATTAGTAACTTCGGGTAAAGAATAAAATTCTGGGAATTCTTTGACTAATTCCATATCAGTTTCATCATACACCCATGTAGCTCTAGGTGCTACTATTGCATTATTCCCCTCAATTCCTTCTTCGTCAGACCTTGGAGTTCTCCAAACACTATGATCAACAGTTATAAATGCCATAATTAATAATCCTCGTCTACTGGGTAAGTTCTTCCTGGTGTGAAATAACCCCATGGATCAGTTATCCATTCATCTCCTTCTCCTGATTCATCAGCATCAACGAATTCAGTCCAGACAGTTTCATCTGTATAAAAATCAGAGTCGTCGGTTCCCAAGTAACCTTCTGGGTAACCGTCGATTTGATTTCCATAAGGTCCATCATAGTCGGTAAGATGTGGGGTATAATGAACATGCGGCTTTCTATGAGTATCAACAACTACATGCCACTGTCTATCCATTAAAGTTGCTATTCCAGAAACACATGCATTATTAATATCTGGTATTTCTACATCATATTCTACTTGACCTTCATACATATCAGGCCTCATGGAGTAAAAAACTGCATCTTCTGGACCATTATAATATTTTTGGCCAGCTAAATTTAAATATCCATAAGTCGAATTTGATAAAATGCAGGCCTGTATAAAATGCCAGCATCCTGTTTGATTTAAAGCATTTCCAGAAAGATTACAGTGAACAAATTGATTACTAGCTATAGGAACAGGAAGCAAGCCTCTATTGAAGAAATATTCGCTTTTGGAATCTAAATCTTCACCAAAATAGAAAGGGCTTCTCAATCCGCTTGGAACTTCCCTCTGTAATCCATATGGAAAAGTTGTTTTATCAAAATCATCATGATATCTATGAACTCCATTCCATACATTTAATCCACAATTAACTATCTTTAATTGTTCTATGTCACTAGTTAATGCTTGAGGAAGAACAAGGTCAGTAAAATTTTTACATCCAGAAATTTTTATTTCTCTTAAAGCACGTTGGTTAATTAAATAGTTTTGATTGGGAATTCTCATTCCGATAATAGTATCATTATCGAGTATATTGACATTTCTGTATTGCTGAAATCTATTACCTAAATATCCACTAGGAGCACCAACATACCAATAATTTTCTTCGGAAAAAGAATTATCTACACCATTTTCATCTAGATCCCCTTGATTCCCGCTTGCATAAAATGTATGTAGTGGATAAGAGTGATCCATACTCATAATAGATGAAAATACAACTTCATTAACTTTTTTTGGTTTGGCTCCAGTAATATAAACGACTTCTTCTGTATTATTTGCATCAACAGATTTATTGAAATAATATTCAAGACCATCATACTGTTCTTGAATCTGAATTCTAGTAGGCTGAGTTATTACACCTGGAGTTCCAGAAGAAAAAACACCTCTATGAAACCAATTTTCATCAGCAGGAACATCACGTACCATTTGATACATATGTCCCGCAGGACCTTTATTTGAGCCATCCTGAATGCAATAAGAACTACTTTCAAAAATAATTTTATAATCTGTTCCAGGAAATAAATCCATGCCATAAGCCCAAAACTGATAAGGTATTTGACCAGTTGTATTAAATCTAAGATTATAAACAGCATTGGTGTCGTCACTTCCATGGTAACCCGTAATGGAACCAGTAATAACAGCTGGATCAGAATGCATATCACCAGTAACATATAAATAATTATCAGACCTATCTCCTGTTAACCTAGCTTGAAACATATACGGACCAAATTGAGCCAACTCAAGATTTCCCATTGTGGATACATCATATCCAGAAACCCCACTAATTAAGTCTTTATCAATTACATATTGTAATTCTTCACAGGTTAAAAAATATTTAAGTTTTCGACTTAGTCTGTTACCATCTTTATGCTTGTACCCAATTCTATAGTGACATTCTCTTAAAGGCGCATAGTCTTTAAAGTTCATATTACCACTAAACCAAGGTCTAACTTGACCATACGTAGCAAACCAATGTTCATAATCTTCCGCATCAACTTCATAATCTGGGTCGTCTGGCCAAGGGTATGTAGGTTCAGGTATAACTTCTAATCTTTTTTTCGTGTCTTCATAGCTCATAAGGGGGAATTCCTTACTTGATAATTCGCTATTAGAGCTAGAAGCAAAAGGGTCTTTTACGAAGTCTCGATTAATAGACATTCCATGATCATTAGGCGTAAATCTATTTAAATCGACTTCAATTCCAAAATATTTAGAAACATCTCTTACATACTTGTACGGATTGTTTACTAAATCTCGATATCTTACGGGGTCTTGAGGTCCAGTCCAACCTAGAGAACCCACTTCCCAGACTCCTCCTTTAATGCTAATTTTACCAGCAATGTGCCCTTTTACCACTCTAGGAATTGGATTTTGAGAATTTTCTGCCATATTCATTATAATATACACAAAATACTATTTTTTTCTAGTTAAATATTGTGTATATTATATAACAAAGATGGAAAATAGCGTAAGATATCCAAGTAGAGGCCCAATAGTGAGATATAATGCGGCCAGATTGTATGCACAATCGAGAACCGTGGATAGGCAAATGCAGTCCATTGCTTTAGTTAGAGATTTTAGATTTTCTTTTAATATTCAAAGGGATGAGACTAGGTCAATAGGATTTGATAGCGTCGATAAAAGAATAATAAATAGACAAAGACCAACTTTAGCATTTACATACTATTTATCAGATTTAGACAATGAAAAATTATTTAGAATGCCAGTTACTCATGAGCAGGCTTTATTGAATAAAACTCCATTGTTTACAGGGTTAGAATCTTTTGACCTATTTTTCCTGTCTGCGGAAAGTGGTCATGATATACGAGATGAAGATCCTCAAAATTTATCAGCCTGCTGCTTTATTAATTGTTATTTAACAAGTTATGAAATAAATGTAGCTGGACCTGGATTAATGGAAATAAGTGTTAGCTTTGAAGCTGATGATGTTTCATTCAAAAAATTCAGAGCTATAGAAAATTATGAATACATTGATTACGATATAGAAGATTTGCAATTTACAGATAGATTAACTTTTGAATTAAATCCAGACAAAAATTACGACATAAGTATTGATGCTGGAGGGTGGGAAATGAGCAACAGAATCATGGATTTTAATTTTTCCGCTAGAATACCTTATAAAACAATATATGATTTCGGACAATTGCATCACAAGCAAGCAATATCATTTCCTGTTAAATCAAGGGTCGTAATGTCTGCATTTGTTAATAAATTATTGGCAGGTTCATTAAGTAATATGCTTTGTGAAGAAAAAACTCATAGTATACTAATTGCAGGTAGGAAAGCTCATTGTTCAGAAGGTCCAGATGATAAATCTGGAATGCTTTTTAAAGGTATGAAATTAGCGTCACAATCATATTCTCAATCAACCTCAAGGGGGGAATACTTGAAAGCTGAACTTGCCTTTGATTTAGATATAACTAGTAAATATGGGGTATGGATAAGTCAACATGTAACAAAAGCTGATGTTTATTTAGGAGGAGAGACTGAAAATCAGGACCCACCAACTTCAGATGGTGGTGAATTTACATTGCAGAATTTAATTTTAGAGAATTTTGATGAAAGTATTGGAGGATTCCAGCCTAAATTTCTGTTTGAAGAAGCTCTGGATATGCTTTCCGCGTTAAGAGAATTAAATTCATCTCTCTAAAATGTCTTATAATTGTGTAATATATTTATATGGCTGAGAATAGGAAAATATCTGATTTAGAAAATATTCCAGGAGTACCCTTGGATAATGATTATTTTCTTTTAGCTAGAGAAGATATTAACAACTACAAAGTAAGGTGGGAGGTAGTTGAGGAAACCATAGCTGAGGAGGCAAAAGATAGGGTTCTAGATTATTTGAGACCTAGAGTAGTTTGGGTTCATGGAGAACAAACTATCGTTGGTCCAAAAGTATTTGCAAAAGCAATAACTGGAAATCTGACTGGTACAGCAAAATATGTTGAACATGGAGTTTATATAACGGGCAATCAAGAGATAGATGGAAGGAAAGATTTTGTAGGTGATTTATTTATTAGTGGTAAAAATTTTGTAAATTATATACCATCAAATATAGTATTTACTACTGGAGAACAAACTATAACGGGTCCTAAACTTTTTTCTCAAGCAATTACTGGAGATTTAACTGGAACGGCAAAATACGTTGAGTTTGGTGTTTATACAAAAGGTGATCAAGAAATTACAGGTCGCAAGGATTTCGTAGGAGATCTATTCCTAAGTGGCAAGCCAATCCTTGATTACCAACCCAAAGATGTAGTATACTTAACGGGCGAGCAAACAATAACGGGACCCAAAGAGTTTCTTGAACCCATTACAGGTAGCCTTTCTGGTACAGCACTTTATGTAAGAAGTGGTGTCTATACCTCTGGAGACCAACAGATTACGGGGCGTAAGGATTTCATAGGAGATCTATTCCTGAGTGGTAAACCCATCCTCGAT